AAAAGATAACTGGGATCTGTAGGTCTATCTTGAGTAAGAGTAAGAGATCCTGCACTCCAGAATGTCATACCTCTCATCACAGAACTAAGAGCCATTACTGTTTTAAAAGCATCTCCTCTTTTTTGAAGAACTACATTACAGCTAAATCTAGGTTCTTTACCTCCCTGACCATCATCAACTAATTCAGAACAGTAAACAGAAGCACTATAGAACGCATATTTATCAAGTTGAGCTTCGGTAATATGTTCCCCTAGTCCGTAACGATTTTGTGTGAGCAAGTCGAATAAAATCCAACTTGGATCTGAGCACCAATGAGTAGTCGTTGTAAGAGTTCCATTAAAAGTACCGCTATAAATTAATCTTCCATTTGTTTGATCTACTGTTGCATTATGTGGGATTTTTATTTTGACTCCACGAATCCTATACATTCTTTGAGGAACACTGGCAAACTGTTCCGCATCAAGACGTAAATACAAATGAGCTATATCTGGGTAAGCTCTTCGTTCATCTATTATTGTTGTCAAAGATGTCCATGAAAATGTATCTGTTTTTCTTTCACTTGTACTATCAGCAGTAAGTCGGCCAACCTTTACTTGTATAGGAAAAGATGCGTTGCTTTTGATTGGAATTACAAAATCTCTACTATATGCACTTCTTGACTTGCCTCTAATTGTAAACTCTGATACCTGAGTAGGAATCAAACCAAAAAGACCACCAGGTTGAATTGTTGTTTTTCCTCCTTGATTTTTGTCAAAACGAGAGACAGTTCCATCATTTTCAGTAATTTCTATAAATACATCAACGTGAGCACCTAAATTTTTTCCATCTTTTTCATTAATATTGACGAGAGCATCGAAACGAATCGTAACTCTAATAGCATCAATATCGGAATTAGTTACAGTTCTTGTTACTGGTAATGCGTTAGTTACCTTTACTCCCACACCTACTTCGTTTTCAATTTCACTTATGGCCTTTATGTAAGTTTGATTAGACGTTCCAAAGCGAGGTTCAAATTTTATTCTTTGAAAATTAAAATCAGAAGTTTGTATATTATTGGAATTTGCACTTGGTTTTATAATTGGTGTTTTATCTAAAAATATATCTTTTAAAGCTGCTTGACTATAAGCGTCAGTTCCTTTTGTTAATCCTGCTGCTGATGGAAAACCTTCAATTTCTCCTTCACTTATAACTTCAATAAGGTTTATAGCTTGCCTACTTTGTATAGCAGCTAAATTTATTACTGCTGTACCGCCACCACCACCGAACCACTTGAAAGGGTTCAGTTGGATTTCCTTTCGTCCTGCTCCAGAATGTATTTCAGGTATTTTAAACATAATTATCCTGAGTAATCGTCTGTATCAATACCGCCTGATACAACAAGCGATCCAGTGAATATTTCACCATATACAACAGGTATAGCAACACCAGCCCTTATCGTATTTTGTACTCCATTAAAAGTAAAACTTGATGGATCGTCAGAATCAGAACCAACATCTTCCGTAGGACTTATCATCTGAGCAATACCTGATAAAGCTAAATATAAACCAACATTTGCAGTGGTAACAGCTAAAAGACTAGCCCCTGCTGACCCAGCCGTAAAGCCCCCCAAGCCTAATGCTGGTGCTGCACCAGGAGCAAATACCGCAACACCGATAAGAACTGCTCCCAATAAGAATCTTCCAAAACCTTTTCTCGCTCCCATAATTACTGGTACGATTTTTATTTCTTGACTTCCTGTAGGAATATCTAACTCAGTCTCATTAATCTCATAATCTCCTACTTTTACGCAATAATTCTGCTCCATCATATGAGATTCTAAACTTGGAAAGTTTGCTAGTAAAAACCTGAAAGCGTCTGTAGGAGATGATATTTCTGCTTCAAAGGTACGCTTTCCCAAGAATCGAGCCAATCTACCGTAAACTTTAATTTTACTGAGCATAGCGATACCTCCTCTTTGTACAGTCTATATGGTCTTGATCGTAAAGTTCTCTGCAGCTAAGTCTTTTCACACAATGTTGAAAAATAGTTTGATTTCCTAAATACAAAGCCACATGATCTAATTTACCCGTATCTTCCAGTTCAACAAAACCAGTTAAAGGTAAACCATGTTCAAATAATGGATTTTTTGAAAATTCTTTTGGGCTTTTAGGTCTATCCCAATGTTTTAATTTAATATTTTTCTTTTCTTCATACCAATCATGTATCAAACTCCAACAATCCTGTACTCCCCAGACCCATTCTCTACCAATTAATCCTTTCTTATAACCAGAAGGTTTAAAGTAATGCCATTGTTTTGTTTCTGGAGTGACAATATAAAAAGGTAAATCTAAATACTCACAACTGGCTAGATCAGCTTCACTGGGATATGGTGGATGATTCGGATGACTATGTATTACTGCTATAACTTCACCTTCATCTTCAGCTTTCATCCAATCATCGGGATCTAAAATAAAGTAATCACCCTGTTCTTCAGCAATGTTTTTACAGGGATAATACTTTTCTTTACCTTTATGAATAGTCAATAGGCCACAAGCTTCCTGTGGTGAATCTTTCTGTGCGTGTTCTAATGCAATATCTTTCCAACTCATTTTAAAATCCTAAAAATGCTCCAATACCAGGAAAAATATCCTTAGTAGCAATCCTCTGAGGTAACTTTACATTTATTAAGTCAAGGGCAGATTGAGCTTCCCATGTAACTATATCTCTTGTTTCAGTAACTTTACGATCCAAGAAATAAATCTCCTGTGGAAACTCTGCCGTAGGATCTGGTGTGCCAAAAGGATTTGTACCTCCTGTAAAGTTTGCAGCATCTAAATATCGAGCAAGAGTTCTAATTCTTATAAATGTTGCTCCGTTTAAATCATTACCTACGGTGGTTTCGTTTACATCCTGCATTATGGCTGTAATCGTTCCAAAGATATTACTTATTGATATTTTTGGTCTAGGTAAAGTACCTGTAGATCCAAATTCAAAGCCTGAACAGTCAATAGGAAATCTTAAATATGAGTTACCAGCCCAAACAACTTCCCCATTTGCATTTAAGTTTGCACCATTATGAAAACGATACAAAGTATTAGCACCATGTAATGCTGTCTTTAATTGAATAGAAAATAATTCAATAACAGATCCAGGACTTGTTGACTGTAATACTGAAACAGGTATTGCCATTATGGTTCAAATACTTGTTCAAAACTTGCTGTAACTCTATTTCTATCTATATCAAACATTTCTCTACTGAAACTTCTACATATCCATTTATAACTTGTAGTTTCATCGGGTGGTGACCAATCAAAGGAAGTACCATTTTTAGCTTCATTTTCTAAAAATGTTTCTATAACATCAGCATCAGAATCTTTTACATTAAAAGTTAAGTTCCAAACTTTTGGATCTTGATTTAAACCAAAGGTTGTTCTTTGCTGGTAGCCATCTCCAAATTGAGTAATACGTTGTATCGGAGCACTGCGTTTTGTAGCAGAATATTGTGGATTGTAACTAGGAAAAGTAGCCATTATCTTGAAAGTAAACCTCCAGGTCTTTGTTGTTTCAGTAGTTCTCCTTGCACAGCAACAGAGATTAACGTACCAATTTCTTTAGCTGCTGCTTCATCCCCTTGAACATCTGAGCCTGATGCGTCCACATTAACAACAACATTGTTGGTATTGCCACCTCCAAGTTTATTATTTGGAATTATGTTACCTGAGGATCTTGGAACGAATAATTCTGGGCCTTTCTCTCCTACTATTGAGGGTCTGTTAACAGGAGGTCTGCCACCATCTGCAAACTTAAACAATTGAGGTATATTCATAAAATCAGATCCAGAACTTAGACCAAGATCGAATTGACCAAAATTAGAACCTCCACCTCCTATTCCTTTTGTTAATAAACCTAAGATTCCTTGTTGTAACTTACTAGCCATTAATTTTGCAGCTAAATTTAAAAAATGATCTGCAATTCTATTTAGCATATTTCCAAAGGCTTGTTCTACACTCATTGTTCCTTTTATAATTCCAGTAAAAGACTGTTCAAAAGAACTGCTTAATGTTTGAGCCATTTCTACAGCTTGAAGTTGAGCATTATTTAAATCTCTTATGTTTTTTGTAACATCAATCATCGCAGATTTTACAGGGTTAGCCAAAATCTCTGCATTTTCGAGTTGAGCTATATTTAAGTCACGTTGTATTTGTAATTCTTGTATTTGATCCTTTAATTTATCTTTTCTTATACCTGCTTCTGTTTTGTCATGTTCAAATTTTTTCAGTGCTATTTGAGCTTCTAATTTGTCTAATTTAATTTTTGCTCTAATTACATTTTGTTCTTCTACTCTTTGTGTTAATCTATTGCGTTCCAATTCTACTTCCTGTTTCAATCCACTTATTTTTGTCTGTCTATCTTTATCAACTAAACTTTGTGCAATTTCAACTTTAGCTGGAGCAGAAGATGGAGAAAATTCTTTTTTTAACTGATTTATAATATCAGGAGTAAGAATATCACTACTTAATTGACCTGCTCGATTAACATTACCTGCACTTGAAAATCTATTTATAGCTTGTTCAGCTAAACTTTGAGCTTTACTTTCTGGTATAAGTTCCCCTACTCTTTTATTAAATTCTTTCATTTTATTATCAGGAATACTTAAGACTAAATCTTTAAAAGTAAAAGCATTACTGCTTCCAGATAAAACATCATTAATTGCACTAATCGCTTGTGATAAAGGCCCTGATACAAAATCTAAAGTTTGAGTGCTTAAGATTGCTAATGTACGACTTAATTCTGAAAATTCAGACGATAATCTTTTAAGTTGTTCTACATTTGCAAATTCATCTATTCTTGCTAAAGCTACATCAGCAGCAGTAGCTTCTAATCCTAATTCCTTTAACTTATTAATTTGCCTCTCTAAAGGTGTTCCAACTAAACCTGCACTTTTAACTAATAAATCTACATTCTCTGTTGGCTTCCTTAAGGCATCCCCTAAAGCTATAGCCTTTTTTGCTAAAGTATCAAACGCAGCACCAATGGAAGTACCTACTAAAGAAAGAGCAAATCCAAATTGACCCCCTAATAAACCACCTGCTGCACCACCTAAGCCTCCACCTACAGATGCTCCGAGTCCTTGTCCAAATAGTAATGGGAATGCTCCACCAATAAGAGCACTAGAACCAACTTGGCCTCTGATTCTTCTATCTTCTTGAGTTTTACCTCTAGCAAATCTCCTTAATCTTCCTCCTGGACTTTCAGCAATTCTTTCTTTTGTTTCTCTAAATCTATTCCTATCAGCACTACTTACTTTATTCTTTCTCTTTTCATTAATACCTAATAGTTTATTTTGTTCAGCTATGCCTTTATTTAGTTCCTCTTGTGCTTTACTGTATAACCTAGCTGCTTGTGCTGCTTCTTCAGTTCCTAAAGCAACTCTATTTAAAGCTGCTTTTGCTCTTGATAAATTTTTATTAAGAGTATTAATACTTCTAACTTGTTTTGCTCTACCAGAATCTTTTTTATTTATCCTATCTATTTTTTGTTGTTCTTTGGCTTTTTCTAAAAAAACTTTATTAGCTTCATTTATAGTATTATTAAGATCTTTTATTTTCTTTCGTGCTGCTTCAACTTGTTGAATACCTCTTACAGCAATTTCTATCTCTGCATCTGCCCTTGCCACTTTTTAAAACAATAAGAGTTACTCTATTCTAGCTTATCTTCTTCGTTTTGCTTTTTCAAATGCTTTCTCTTGCTCTTCGTTAACTATTTGAAAATAAGCACTCCAACCAAATAACTCTTCTAAAGTCATTGATCTAATTTCAAATAAAGTTTTACCTAATTCTTTTGCCACACTAAACTGTAGCATCATTAAATTATCTTTTTTTAACTCTTCCGCTAATCTTTTGGGTCAAGAGATTCCTCCTCTTCTTGAATAACAGCAAGCATTAATTTTTGTAAGTCTTTATCTTTGACTTCATTTTTTAAAATATCAATCTCTCCTGACTTAAATAATTTATTTCCGTTTTCATCTTGTGCTTTAGCAATTAACAACTGTAATGCAAAAAGATTTGCGTCATCACTCTTAGCTTGTTTCTGTGCTCTCTCACGTTCTGCCATTGTTAATGGAGTTATATACATTTCAAAAATAGAACCATCAGATAATGTGACTTCTTTCTTTTTTGGTTCAAGGTTTGCTGCCTTTTGTAAGCGTTCCAGTGCTGATAGATTACTTGCCATAAAAATAAATACTTTTCTCTAGTATAATACAGCAGTCAATAAAAAACCCCAGTTAATCTGAGGTTTGTTAAGTTATAAAAATTTAATTTATGACTTAGATAAATCAAATACAGGTGCAGAGCTTGGTCTAAATGCAATCTCAACTAACTGTCCGTCATCTGGGTTTACGTTGAAACTTGCAGATGTAAGAATAATATCAGCTAAAATTGATCTACTCTTAGTGTCATCAACGCTTCCACCAGAAAGAACACGGTCAATATAGAGTTTTACTTTTGCACCAGCCTGTTGACGAAGAAGAACGTCTTTTACTAATCTTGTAGCTAAGTTTGTGTCATCATCTGTTGAATAAACACTTGCAGAACCACTACCATCAGCAAAACCAGAGATGAATGTTCTAAATGGAACAGTACCAGTTAATGTCTGACCAATCTCAGTAACATCAATCTCTGCTCTTGTAATTTCAAAACTCCACTCTCTTACGTTCCCTACAACTTCTGGGGCTGTAAATGTAATACTTGCGAATGTTCCAGCAACAAAAGTAGGTGCGGCTGAAGCTGTTACGGCTGCTCCTCCTGCTGTTGATGAAAGCGTTATAACACCAGTCGAATCATCATAAGTTTTTACAAAATAATCTGCTGCTGGAATAGCATTAGTAACTGTAGATCCTGATGGATATGCAAGTGTTACTTTGTCATTAACTTGGTATCCTAATTGAGATCCAACAGTAATATTTCCTCCTGATGATGGGAAAGCTGACGCTGCAAGATTTGTTGCACTTGTACCAGCAGGAGAATAAAATAAAGCTCCTGAAGTACCCGATAGAACTGTAGCCATGTTTAATAATTCTAAGGTTTGA